ATAGCAATGAACTATATTTTAAACAAAATTAATAACGAGTTTGATGTTTATAAGAAAGGAGAAAGCAATGGCTCTAATTAATTTACCCGACTTTGTTACTAAAAAAGTCGATATGTTAACTGCAGCACGAGAGTTTAAAGCTGCAATAGATAAAAACTGTAAACGAATGGGTATGGACCCTGATTGGGAAACTAATATTCTTCTTGATAAAGAATATCAAGGTGAATCTAATAAAGTAATTGTTGTATCTTTCGAGGCAGGACCATTTGATTGGGGTGTAGGTTATTCTTTAGGTAGCCACCCTAAAAGTTTTAATCCTATGAAAAATCCTAACGATTGGTATTTAGAATGTTATTACGGTTTTGATGTAATGTTTACACCTACTGATTTTAATAATGCAAAAACTTATGATTCTATTACTATAGGTAAAGGTCCATCTGAAGGTATGAGAGATAAAAAAGATATTATTGAGGTATCTCATGTTAGCTGAAATATTGACAGGAGCTTTTTTAATACTCATAATTATTGTAGGTCTTTTACTATATATTATTAAAATTATAGAAAGACACGATGAAAGAAAGCTATCAGAAAGATTATCTAGGTCTTTTAAACCAGGTGATAGTTTTGATGATGTTCGTTTTAAGGACTATGAGAAGTAAAGAATTGTCTTAAAAGGTAAATTTTTAGTTATTCTAAAATTATAAATAAAAACTAACTAAGGAGATAAAAATGATAAAAGATCATAGTTTTGAATGTAAAGGTTGTCTTAAATTTAATACCAAAGATGACATACATTATGTTTGGATACAAGCAACATATGTTGGTACTTTTGCAGAAGCATTTGGCAAATTTGATAGACTACTTGATTCGATTTTTAATGCTAGTCTAGACCATTATGACGTTAGAGAACCTAAAGTAGATAATGCAATGTATGAAATCATACACATTAAAGAGGATTATAAATCATGAATGGTTATATTTCAAGATTAAATACTATGTATTATGCATGGTCAATAATTCATTTAGATTAATTAAAAGGAGTTAACATGGACGCAAAATATAGAGGCTTTGAAATAAAGTATTTAGGCGGTGGTTTTCAACTTTTCGAGGGTGGGTTTCTTAAAGAAACTCACTCTTGCTTAGACGATACTGCAACTAAAAGATATAAATCAATGCAACGAATAGATGCTATACATCGTCATCGTAGACAAGAAGATGACAGAAGTATTGAAAGAGTAGATGCGCAAGTTAGAGCAACTAGAGATATGGGAGTATAATATTGTATTAAAATGTTATTAATAGTTTATTATGTAATTATAACTAAACTTATAAAGGAGAAAGCAAATGAATAAAGATATTAAATTTTGTAAGATTCAACTTAAAACTTGCAAAGAAGGTATGAAAAGTTTCGTTTATGAAGATACTTATATTACCGATCCTACTCTAGACGAAACAGGAAGATATCCAGTAGACCCTAAAAAATATTACAATCTTACTGATTCTCAAGTAGAAGAAATGAGAAAAGTAAATCTTTCAATTCTTGAGAAAGATACAGATGATTATAAAGAAATAACAGGGAGTAAATTATGACTGACGATATAGAAAAAACTTGTGTTATTTGTAACGAAAAATTTACTGGTTGGGGTAATAATCCATCACCTATTAAAGACGAAGGTGAATGTTGCGATAAGTGTGACAATGAGAAAGTTATCCCTGCAAGAATTAACGATATAATGGAACTCTAAATGACTAAAAAATTTTGGAAATTAGCTGTCTATCGTACTGATAGATTATTAGGAGGACACGAAGAAGGCGGTTGGTATTATACTGCTGGTCAGAGAATTAAAGAAGGTAAACTTAACTTTAATGATCCACAGAAAGCTTTTCGTGCTTGTCGTTTATTTAATAAGTTATTTGGTAAAAAGTGGAATTCGATAGAATATGGTATAACTTGCGATGTTTATTATCGTGGAACACCAGACTATTTTCCTAAACATAGACCGTATTATTCTTAATCTTGTTTAATAAGGTTATATATTTTCTATTCTTATTTATTAACTAACTAATAACTAAGGAGTAAAAAATGATAAAAATAAAAGCTTACGCAATAATAGACAAAAATAGAGAAGAAGGACAATTCAGCGATTTCTTTCACTCAGATCCTACTACGAAACTCGCATACATGCCTAGCGAAGCGAATTTCGAAACAACAGATTACATTTTTTCTAAAACATTAGAAGAAGCTAACGAAAAAGCAGACTTTATCACTTCTAATACAGCAAGAGAAATAGAAGTTAAGGAAGTAGAAATAACAATCAAATAGGAGAAAACGATGCTTCAATATAAAAATAAAAATGGTGATACAATAGAAAGATACGAAGATGATTGCGATAGTGGTGACGTATTTTATAACGATAAAAAGGTCGGAACTTTCGATATCGAACACGATAGTAAATTAGGGAGTTATTATCATATTACTCTCAATAGCGGGAAACAGTTTCACGACCACTATCACGACGATAACGATATCATTAAACATATATAGTATTTACATCAGATAATTAATCGCTATATTGGATAAATATGGCGATAACTATAGACCAAATCAATCAACAAATCGAAGCTACTTTATCCTCAATGGAAAGAAAGTTCTGTGAGGGTATAGCGCAAGGAAAAGGTAAGAGACAAGCGGCTGTTGACGCAGGTTACTCTGAAATTTCAGCTCACGTACAAGCTGCCCGCAACTTAAAGAAAGATAAAATCATCCAGTATATTGACAGATTACGTGCGGATACAAGGCGCTTGACCAGTGAATCTATATCCAAAGAAGTGGAAAAGCTAGATAATGTGTACAAGAATGCTATAGACAAGAAACAATATACAGCAGCAGTCAATGCGATAAGACTTAAATCTCAGCTGTTGGGGTTTTTGGTGGAAAAGAAAGAAGTTCAACACTCAACCCTTGACACTATGAACGATGACGAACTGACCAAGTATCTTGAGCAAATCAAAGCAGACCATGACCTTGACTCTTGATCATGACGATGATCATAACAACAAACCACATCCATCCATAGGGATCAGTAGGGATCCTAGGTACAAGGTGATCCGTACGGATCAGCAAGGATCAGGAGTATATATATCAACAACAATATAATTTAAATTATCCCGACAACAGTAATAAAAATGTTTACTTAGGTATATAATAATATATACTGGTACATATTAACTAACAAAAGAAAGAGAGAAATATATGAACAAAATAAAAGAAAACAACGTGCCTTTATCTTTAAGAGAGAAAGCAGACAAAAAAGTTCTTTTCAGATTATTTAATCCGAAAAGAAATAAGTCAAAGTCTTTTATCATTTATGAGAAAGCTAGACTTACTTCAACTCTTCAGCAAGCCTTCGATAACGAATATCGTAAGGTGGATATCGAGTACGATACAACAGCTAACAATAGATTTAAAAAAGCTAATCTGTTAGTTGATGTACCTTCTTATCTATCTAAGGATAAGAAAAAATTATTTGAGGAACTATTAGCCTCTAACAGAGAGTTTATCAAAAAAAATAAAGTCTCACAAAGTATTTTAGACAATCAAAAATACTTCGAACAAATCGTATCAAAACTTTAATCTAGCATCAGGGAGCGAGTTAATTCTCGCTCCCTTTTTTTCTTGACGATGACGATGATCATGACGGATCCTTCGGGATCAGGGATTAATAAATAAATAGTATATAGGTATAGGTATTAGTATAGGTATATGATTTTTAATCGAACCTCTCAAGACGCTAAAATTTTAAAATTAAAATAAAAAAGTTTAACTATGACGAATAATAAATATTAATAAAAATATATTAACTAACTAAAGAGATTAATTTATGGCTATTATATTTTATTTTAAAAACTTTTTTTTATTTCTATTTTTTTTTACTATTCTTATTACTTTAGCAATTTAGAATAATTCTAAACTATAGAGAACGAAACGAGAACGAAAAATTATATATAGAAAATTATATATAAAAAATAGATATATTTTATATATGTTTTTTTATTTTACTTTTTTATTTTTTTTTAGTAATTTAAATTATCTTTTATAAATTAAATCTTTTAATAAATAAAAGAGTTTATAGAAAGATAGAAAGCGAAAAATAAAATGAAAAATATAAATAACGATAAAAATAATCTAAAAGAAAATAAAGTATCTTTAAGTTTTAGAGAATACGAAAATAAAAAAGTTTTATTTAGATTATTTAATACTAAAAGAGAAAAATCTATTTCTTTTAATATTTACGAAAAAGCTAAATTTTCGTCTACTATTAAAGAAGCTTTTAATAACGATTATAGAAAAGTAGATATAGAATACGATACTACTAAAAATAATCGATTTAAAAAAGTTAATCTATTAATAGATTTAAATTCTTATTTAGATAAATCTAAAATTAATCTTTATAAAGATTTAATTAATTCTAATAAAGAGTTTATTAAATCTAATAAAGTAGATAATTCTATTTTAGAAAATATTAAATTCTTCGAAGAAAGAA